GTGGTTTAATTTTTCAGCTACACCTGGGATTTCACTGGATACCAATACCGAGCCTTTGTCTACTGGCCCACGAACTTGGCAGCGCACCTTGCCTGTTAGTGCCACAGGTGTTCCATCAACGCCGGAATTCATAAGATAACTGGGATTGGCACTAACCACTCCGGCCACTGCGGTGTCGTGTGTGATCTGACTAATAGTGATCTCTTCCTCACCGCCAAAACTCACAACTGTTCCGGCTTCATATTGAGCATCTGCTGTGTAGTTTTCTGCAAGGTCAGCATAGAGTGCTGAAGTTGAAGTTGCAAAAATTCTGTTGAAGTAATTTGAAGCATTACCAATGTTGCCTGTGCTGTTGGCACCAAGATTGGTAATGTTGCCTACTCTTAGACCAGCACTGTCAAACTGTGCCACATTGGTACCTGCCACATTAGCAAAGGTCACACCATTTGTACTGGGTATGTTTACCGCGCTGGTACCATTGGTAATCGCAGATGGAGCAGTGGATATACCTGTGAGCAAACTACCATTACCCAAGAAGTAAGTTGCTGAAATGTTGCCAGTGGCACTCACAGTTGTGGTTGCCACTGCATTGGCAGTGAATGATCCATTGGTATCACGCTGTACCACGGTGTTGGCTATGGTGCTGGCCGAAGCAGGTGGGGTACTCACTCCACTCATGTCAACCCATTGATCACTGTCGCCGTCGTTTACATATTGATATAGAATACCATTGGTTGTATTAAACCAGAAGTCACCTGCTGTGGGACTAGGAGGTGGTGTGATTTGAGCATCCCAGGTCACTGTGCCGCCGCTGACAAACGGTGATCCATTGGCAAAGAAATAACCATCAGTGAGAATATTACCCGTGACAATGTTGCCTGGCAGTGTGGCGCCTTCTGTGGTAAACAACAACACATTGCTGGTACCACCTACATTTACATTGATGTTACCGCTGACGTTCTGTATGTCAACTCTGCTAAGACCAAATTGAATTCTGTTGCCCACTGCGTTTGCGCCCGCGGGAATGTTGGTTAGACCTGATCCGTCACCAATAAACACACCAGTGGTAACAAAGTTACCCACTGAAGTGATGTTGTTACTGGTGATATTATTAGCAGAAATGTTAGCGGTGGGGAACGATACTGTGCCAGTGGCTGTGAGGTTTGCGGTGCTGATGTTGCCTGTTGCTACAACGTTGCCAATAGCAAGATTTTTAGTGGATGAAATGTTGCCTGAAACGGTGACTTGATTGGTTGTGAAACTCACATTGTCTGTGGGATTGATAGAGACAAAGTTGTAGTCACCGCTGACACGTTTATAAGTTGACATCTAGGCTTCCTTTTGCTTATTTATACGTGCCAGAAACAGCGTGATGTCCAGGTGTTCAAGATTGCTAAGTTTATCCAATTCTTGATGCCGCATGGTGGTTGCTCCACATACCCGAGTCCAGCGTACCTGCGGGAAATCCTGTATCACAGTGCCAATTTGCTTGATCCAGTTGCCTGTGAACGTGGGCGGAGTGCCTTGTGCTTTGTAGAATTCAGTGCCTGCATACACATTGTTAAACTTGCCATCTGCGCCAGGGCCAAGATCATAGCCCAGTAAGTACACATGACTGTGCCCGTCAATTGCTGCCAGCGCAGCAGCCACAGGGCCAGAACTATTGCCATAGTATTTCTTTGGTATCTGTCTAGCTCCGGAATTGGGCAGACATCTGCGGGTATAAAAAATCCTGCGCTGACTGTAGCCCGAATCCTGTATGCGTCCGCTTATCGGAGCATCTGTGGCCACTAGAACATCGGGCTCAAAATCCTTGTACAGGGCATTACACCCATAGATAGGGCCATAGTGATGCAGCCAGGGTAGATCAAGCCCTTGCCTACTTACTCCATTGGCCAATGCAAATGCTGTGGTCATAAAAAATCCTCCCAGTATGTAGCTCTGGGAGGATCCAGGTTGATTCAAAAAATTAGCTAGTCCACTTTTCCAGCTGTCCAGGAATCACTGTGGTTCCAGCGGTACCTGACTTGATCACAGTACCTTCGTCAGTGAAGAAGTTTGTTACATAGCGGGTGTCGCCAGTGATGCTGCTGTAGGTGTAGTCATTACCACCGGTCCAATCCAACAGCCACTTGTTGGTCAACTTGCTGATGTAAGTTATTGAACTGTCACCAACTGAGAAACCAATTGCCATGTATCCAGCAGCAGGAGTAGCATCGTTGTCTAGAACACACACACCTACTTCTTGGCAAGTGCCCGTGGTGCCTGCGCCTGCGGCTACTGTGACCTGGAAGATTGTGCCTACTGCTGCGCCCACGGGCGCACCCATGGCTGTCCAGCTTGTGTTGCCTAGACTGGCAATACGCACACTCACTCCAACCACTGCGTTTGCAGGATCAATAGCTGTGTTGGTGGCAACCAAAAACTTGTGCGAACCTTTTTGGCGCAGAATCACGCCATCATCAACTCCGGTATAGCTGTTGGTGATATTAACAATGCATTTCACCACAGGATTAGTAGCGGAAGTTGCTGTGGTGCGTAGACCACCCACAACGCCAAGATAATCATTGGCACTTAGAGTTTCAGGATTGGTATTATAAACTGGGTCTGTGAGCGATCCAAAATTAGGAAAGCCAATGTCAATGCCAACTGCTGCACCAGGAGATCCTGTGCCTGAATTTGTAGAATATTTTTGTATTTTGAGAGGACGTCCCATTTGTTTTCTCCTTAAAGAAGTCCGATGTGGGTTCTAGCCACTACGCGGTGGTATCCGCATAAAACGCAGGATGCGTTAGTAGTATTTACCAGATAACCAAAATACTTGACCTATGTAGATTAAACAGGCATAATTACGTATGCACTAGTGCCGACGGTCGGCTAGGAGCTTCTAAAACTTCAAGCAGTGGGTTCGATTCCCATCTAGTGCACCAGTTTTAAGCCGGACCCGTATCCATATTCCGGCTCCGCTGACGCGAAAACGGGATGGGCTGCGCTCACGGGGTTTGACGGTTTTCCTGACACAAAAAAACCGTCACTTTAGGAAACTGTTATGCGATGGATATTAATGGTTTTTGTGTTAGCGGGTTGTTCAAACAAGTATGATGAGTGCATTGAACAACAAAAAGCAGAGTATAGACAACGTAATCCGCAAGCAAGTTACGGATTAATTCAAAGTCGGCAACATGACTTTGAACTGATGTGCAGTAAATTTAAAGGAAAATAAAATGTCATAGATTGAATACGCATGCAAGGATCTAGTGTTTCACTTCAACAAGAAACATCTAGAAGATGACTCAATTCCAATGTGGGTCGTAAAAACACACGGTGAAACTTTTTACGTAGACCACGTCACTGCTTCAATCCCATGGAGTACCAAAGAGACTCCAAATAACTCTCATACCAAAGGCAGTATCAAGTTCAAAGAGTGCTTGTTGACCATCAACGATGTCAACGAAGCTGAAATCTCAGTCTTGACCTTGATTGACAAAATTAGATTGCGAAATCAAAAGCTTGGTATCACAAGAATAATTTTTACATACGGTGGAGCATTTCACAAAGCATTACAGCATAATGAATACAAACATTCTCCGTTTAAAAATGTCAGCGGAGGCTGTGGTACCAGTTTTGTTGTTTGTGATTTGTTGAAAAAAGACGAGGCCACGTTTGCTGCGTTGAAATATCTCAATGGATTCAGAATCATGCAACCCAATGAAGTCTACTACAAAGCCTATGATGCCCCGGGTACCTACATCGACGAGGATGACTATGCGGAAGTTGACGAAGTGGACTGAGCATAGGCTCTTATGGGCTGTTCTAGTTGGCTGACAAATTGGGGGCTATGGAACCATGATTTATTGGTGCGAAGTCTAGCGTGGCACTGTCTATGGAAGGTTATGATCTGTTCTGGATCTTCCATCACATGGTCTAACCAGCTAACGATACGCAGGATTTTTTCACGTTGATCTGCTAGATGATCCCAGTCTGCCCAGGGTACAAAGTCAGCAAACAAATCCAGTCCAAGACTCTGTAACCAGGCATTGGCTCCAGGCGCAGCAATTATCACAGGAATCTGATAGGCCATGATGGGCTTTACTGCTTTTTCAGTAAGCAGGACACCATGATTCAGACTGGTTTCTGTCACAAGGTTCATGGCAGTACGATTGTACACTGGTAGATTAACACTGGTCCAGTGCTGCGTGCTGCCGTTGGCCACGAAGTTTGCTGTGTCACTAACCTGCTCTTCAGCCAGCACAATTGGAAGTTCTGTACTGATCGCGTGCATCTGGTCAATTTCGTCTTGTCTTAGATCGCGTAATAGAAAATCAATATCCATGCGATCGTTGCCAAGGATAAAACTAAAGTCTACTTGTTTTAACCATGAACGTGTTCTTAACTGTAGATATAGGAAAATCCTGTGCCAGTGCAACTTTCTGTTCAAACACATCAGGGGACGAATTTTTGGCAAGCCTGTGTCATAACCGTTGCCGTGAAAATTTTCGTATTTTGCCACACTGCGTGATGCCAACAGCCATATGTTGTAAGGAAAGCATATGACGTTTGCTCTAGGTCTAACATGATAAGAGTAGTCATCAGTCACAATCACTGTGGGACAAATTGATCGCAAACTGTCTGCTATGGTTATATCATTTGGTCCAAAGTGTTCTGGTTCATCTATGGTCTTGGGCTCGCCTGTGCGATCTATCACAACCAATTCAATACGATGTTCGCGTATGCACTCAGTAATCTTATTGTACAAGTCAAACCAACTTATGCGGCTTACGCCATTTAGATCATGCAGCGTTAGAATCAACAAGCGAGTGTTGGGAAAAAACTCTGAAATCGCGCCCACTGAACTAGGTACTAATCTTAGATCCGGTCTGTGTCGCAGCGTGAAAAACATTGCATATTTACATCAAAGAAAAACCCCGCCTAAGCGGGGTTGATTCCCATCCCTGAGAGTTTTGATTAGCTGAATGACAGGTTTGATACAGCGATCTCACCCAGATAGTCAGCTGCGTTACCGAAGCTGCTGGCTGTGTTGGTAAGTTCGATGTAACCATAACGAGTCATGAAGCTTACCACTGGTTCAAAAGTGGTAGGATCAAGAACAACGCCAGAGCTCATCAGCGGAATGTAAGGGCAGTAGAACGCGGCTGCATCAGCTTCGCTCGAACCCTTGTAGCCCACTAGAACTGCTTGTGCATCGCTGGCATAGCTGTCAACAAACACACGCATTGCGCCGTTCAATGTACCAACAAACTTGGTGTTGGTAGGTGCTTCAAATGTGCCTTCAGTTGTACGTGCAAATGCTGAAGTGGTTGCGCTTTGCAGCACAGTCAGCGATGCAGGTGACACAACTGCCCAGTTACCAGCGCCACGACGTGTACGCTGAGCGATCAGGTTAGCAACACGGTTGATCAGAACTGCCAGTGCAGCATGTTCGTCACCAACGAATGTAGCAGTACCAGATACAGTTGCCTGGTTGTAAGTGAACTCAGTTGCTGCCAAGGTGCGCAGGCTCAACAGGATCTCTTGATCAATTTCAGCAGTGATTTCTTGAGCCAGTGCGGCCATGATTTCTGCTTCAACGTCAATGCCGTGCATTGCTTGTGCATCTTGTGCTGCTTCAAAGGTCCAACGAGCTTGCAGCTTGCGTGTCTTTGCTTCAACAGCCTGCTTCAAGATCTGAACGCTGATGTTACGACCACCAGAACCTTCAAGAACCGAAGTGTCAGCACCGGTGTAGCGAGTCTGGCTTGAACCAGGCACGCCTGCGGTCACGGTGCTTGCTGAAGAGTAAGCTGTTGCAATCTTGAACGGACTCAGTGCTTCTTCACCAGCAATGGTAGAAGTTGCAGCAGCTGAAGTGTCGCTCATGGTGCTTGCATATCGCACACGCAGAGTGTGGATTTGACCCACAGGACCGGTCATTGGCTGAACGCCCACCAGTTCGTTAGCGATCACAGTTGGCATCACACGACGAATAACAGGCAGAATAACACGGTTTAGAGTTG